ACAGTTATGGCTGATGCTATAGAAATGATTGATGCAAAAAGATTAGAGTTTGATGAAAAAATGTATGGTGGTAAAGCAAAAGATTTATCAGGTTACTATAACAATCAGTTTTTTAGTGAAAAATATGACCCTAGCACAGATATACAAGGTGCATACAAAACACGCAGGGTGTATGGTGCTATGGCAGGATATGATGAGCCACAAAAAATTGTAACAGGACTGCAACTATTACAAGCAGGTATTATAGATACACAAACCTTACAAGAAAATTTAGATGGGTTAGATAACTTATCAATGGTAAATAGCAGAATTACAAAAGAAAAAGCAGAAAAAGTTTTGTTTGATTCTTTACTAGCACAAGCACAACAAGGTGATCCTAAAGCAACTATGGCTGTAATACAGATAAGAAAAAATCCTGACAGTATGCAAGGTATTTTAGATAAATTTTATACAGCAGAAGAACCTGAAATACCTGAATCTGAACAAGAATTGCTTGGGGGTGCGACCTTACCACCACAAGGTCCACCACCAGGCATAGCACAATTATTACAAGGTATGGGTGGATAATGTCAATTAATAAAACATTTGCAGATATAGTACACAACTCATTAGGTGATGTAGATGAATTAGGTGATGATATATTACTAGAAGAAGAAGTAATGCAACCAAGAATGTTTAAAGACCAAATGCCACCATTAGCTTTTCCATTTGGTTATATGATTATAAGTTCTACTTTTATGTTTTATGAGGATGAGGAGCAAGATGGCAACGAGGAGTTCTAGTAACAGAGGTGTAAGTGGTAGAAATACAAATGTACCACCACCAGCAAGAAATTATCAAGACACAACACAGGCAGTACGTAGAATACCTGGAGTAGATTATGGTGAGCAAAAACAACTAACAGAACAACAACAAGCTGCACCATTATCTAAAGACACAATGCCACAGACACAACCAAGACCTATTCCTAATATAGATGTGTTTGGTGCGACACAAAGACCAACAGAACCTGTTACAGCAGGATTAGATATTGGTCCTGGAGTAGGATCAACACAACCACCACAACAAAATGTAAATGATTTGTTATATCAAATGTACGCTATGACAGGTGATACTGCTTTGTTACAGTTGGTGGATTTTGACTAATGGCAATTAAAGATTTTGGATATGATGATGACTTGTTTGATGATCAATTTCAACAAACATTTGCAACTAAAGAAAATGTATCTCCTGTAGTATCACAGGAAGAAGCTAACAGGGCTGCACAGATAGCCAACACTTACCCTAATTTACCAGCTAGTGTTATAGCTGCTGCTGCAAAAATGGGTTTGCCTTTTGATAACAATGCTTTATCTGACATAGCAAAAAAAGTAGAACTACAAAGAGAAACACAATTTAATAAAATAAAAAGATTTGTAGGAGAAAACCCATTAGCTAATCAAGTAAAAAACAATAAATTTTTTCAGATAATAGGTAGTCCTATAGACAATATATTAAAACCTACTGTTAGAGGTGCTGTTACAGGTTTTGTAGATATATACGAAGCAATATTTCCAGCATTAGCTAGAGCAGAGGAGTTGCAAGATCAAAACCCTGATATGTCATTTAGTGATGCTTATAAACAAGCTATAAAAGGAACATTACGAACACCTAAAATGTTAGAGGCAATTAGGTCAGGAGAAAACTTTGATATGGGTAGAGGTTGGCTAAAACTATCTACTGATCCTTCTGATACAGATGAATACAAAAGATTAGTTGCAGCAGGTAGAGATCCTATAGAAGCAAGAGAATGGGTATTAAAAAAAGTATTAGGTACGCAGATAGATGTAGAATCAAGAGAAACAGCAGAAAACATTGTGCAGTTCCAAGGAGAACTAGGAGAGCAATTTAAAAATGCAGGATTAAATCCATCTGTATCTCCTGGTAGAAAAGTATTTCAAGAATTAGGTTTGTATAATGTATATGAACCTGGAACTAAACAAGCACAGTTTGCAACAGGTGCATTAGATTTTGGTTTTCAATTAGCATCTCCTGAAAACTGGGCAACACTTGGTATAGGTAAAGCAAGACAAGCAAGTAGAATGTTCCAAGCAGCAGAGGTGTTAGATGATGCAGGTGTAATTACTAGAGGTATAAGAAGTACATTTCACGGACCAACATTACAACAATATCTTGCAGGTAGTAAAGGCAAAGATTTTAAAAAGTTATTATTTGAAAATGCAGACAATCCTTTTGAAATAATAACTCGTACAAAACAATCTATTACAGATGCAAACTTTTTTGCTGATCTTAAAAAAACTATTGCAGATAACAACTTGACCACTTATGACAAAAAAGCAGAAAGTGTTTTAGATGAGTTTTTGTCTGAAAAAGTTATTAGAGAAGGTATAGATAAAACAGAAGGTGTAGGATCAGCAAGATTAATAGATGCTTCTAATATGTATGTACCACAAGTTATTCGTGGTAATGGTTTACAAAAAGCATTACAGTTATATTTTGCACCATCTTTTGGTAGATTAGTAGATGCTAATGACCCTGCTGATGCTTTACAAAACTTGTATAGATTTAGTTTGCAATCTAAAGCATTCTTAAAACAAACAGAGGAAGGTACAGACCTTGCAAATAAATTATTAAACAATGCAATAGATGCTTACAGTAAAGGTGGCGACATAGGTGCAAGTCTTAACAAAGTTGTAGCTGATTGGCTAGAACAAGATTTTTATAAAGTTCTTATAGATTCAGGTGTTAAAGAATCTGTTGCAAAACAAGCAACAAAAATATCTAGGCAGTTTTCTGATGATGCAGATATTGCTGCTGATATGAACAAAGGTGTGTATGGAATAGATGGTCAAGGTAATAAATTTCCTATTAACGAAGTATTAAGAGCTAATGGTGTAAGTCCTGAAGATGCAAATAGTGTTTCAAGAGCTTTATTTAGTACACAAATAAACAATACAATTTATTTACCTGAACTTAATAAAGTTATTAAAGCAGCAAATCAAATGAGTGATAAATTACGCAGAGGAAATTTAACAAAACTTGTAGATCAAATAGGTGGAGAAAAATCAGAAGCATTTATACAATTTTTAGATTGGTACAACTCTGATATATTTAAACCACTTGCATTGTTAAAACCTGCTTGGACAGTAAAAGTTATTGGTGAAGAACAAATACGACTTGTATCAAGAGGTATATCATTTGCACCACTAGCACCTATACAAATAGTAGCTAGAATGTTTGGTCGTTCTGTAGGTGCAGAAGAAGGTGGCAAGTTAAGAAAAGGTGTTGATCCATTATTACCAGGAGAAGCAGCAGGTGGTTCTTTTGCATCTGATTTAGCACACAATGATGCCTTGACAGGTTTGAACAATGTAAGAACTATGAGAAGAAAAGTAGTTAATCCTGGTAGATGGAGAACAGTTGGTAAAGGAGAAACAGATTATAATCCTGCTGTTATAAGAACTATATATCAAATGATTAATGATGATGTAGCTGTTGATATAGCAAGAATAGAAGCTACAGGATTATCGCCACTACAAAAACAACAGGAATTTAAAAAATTAGCAGACAGATTAAAAAATGGAGATTTAAGAAAAAGATTAGAAAAAGTAGTAGGAGAACAATCCCACCCATTTAATAAAGCATTACAGTCAGATGAAGTTGCATTGGAGTATGTATATTATCTTAGAGCAAATGTAAATCAAGGTCTTGGTGGCAAAGTTATAGCAGATGAAGGCACAAGTGCTTTGAATTGGGTACAAGATACTGCAAGTCAACAACTGTTAGAAATGGTAGCTAACAAAGGTAAGTTTGTAACTACTAATGGTAAACAAATGGATTTCTTTGCAACTGCTGCTATTGCTAAAAACAAAGCTAAAGCAGATAAAGTTAAAAAGAAAATAGGCGATAAAGATTTTGAACAAATTGCAGATGATTACATAAAAGGAAAAATTACAGATGAAGATTTAAAAATAGTTGCACCATTGTTTAAAGAAGCACAAGATGATTTAGTAAATGCTTTTATAGGAACTTACTATGATGAATTACCAAGTATAACTAGAGGTTTTGTTGATCCAACATTTAAAGTAGAAGGATTATACGAAAAAACAATTAACAATGCTTTCCAAGTATTAATGTCATTACAAACAAACAAGTTGTCCAGATCACCTGCTTTTAGAAGATTGTATTGGAAACGTGTATCAGAAACTATAGAGTTTTTAGGTAAAGATGCTAGAGATGAAATGGTTAATATTGCTAATACATCATTAAAAGAATTTACAAAGTTTGACCCAATACTAGATGGTTACTTAAAAAAAATAAATAGTTCAGGATATTCAGGACCTAAAGAAGCTATAACAGATGTACA